TAAGTATATCTATGATAAGTATAATGATGTATATCGTTATGTCCCATGTAACGGAGACATTGCTGGGTTATGCTTACAGACTGGAGAACTTGCAGAGCCTTGGTTTTCACCTGCTGGATTCTCTCGTGGAATTTTAAGAAATGCTGTAAAACTAGCATACTCACCAAATAAAACTCAACGTGATACACTCTATGCAAATAGAATTAATCCTGTTGTATCTTTCCCAGGTCAAGGGATTGTCCTCTTCGGTGACAAAACCGCACAGGGTTATGCATCAGCATTTGATCGTATCAATGTCCGTAGACTATTCCTTGTTATTGAGAGAGTTATTGGCACTGCTGCTAAGACTCAACTATTTGAGCAAAATGATGAAGCTCAAAGAAATCTATTCTTGAATATTGTCGAGCCATATCTCCGTGATGTCCAAGGTCGTCGTGGTGTGACTGACTTCTTAGTTAAGTGTGATGAATCAAACAACCCACCAGAATCGATTGATCGCGGAGAATTCTACGCTGAAATTTATATCAAACCAACTCGCACAATCAACTACATCACACTAACGTTTATTGCAACTAGAACTGGAGTATCCTTCAGCGAGGTTGCTAACTAAACTAGCACTTGAGGGGTCTGTTTAGACCCTTCTGAAATTTTCAATTTTTCTAAATATTAGAGACGGAGCATAAAAACAATGGCAATCAGAGGAACAATTGATGATTTTAAGGCTAGCGTAGTTAGTGACTTTGCTAGACCTAATCTATTCCAATGTGATTTAAACTTCCCAACTGGAATTATCAACGAGTCAGCTCTTGCCACTCTAGGCAAGTTTACTGTAAGAGCAGCAAATCTACCATCTTCACAGATTGGTGTTATTGAAGTACCTTTCAGGGGTCGTGTGCTTAAAATCGCGGGAGATCGCACATTTGAGCCATGGACTATTACTATTATGAATGACAGTAAGTTTACTCTTAGAAATGCATTTGAATTGTGGGCAAATGCAATTCAAGCAGCAAATGAAAACTTCACTGCTGCTGGTACACTAGGAGATAATAGTGATTCAACTGGATACTTTGCAGACATGAGTGTGCATCAACTTGCTAGAGATGTTAAGGATGGAGATGCACCAAAACTTCTCAAGTCCTACAGATTCTATAATGTCTTCCCAAGCAATATTTCAGCTATTGATCTTGACTTTGGAAACAATGATGCTATTGAAGAATTTACTGTTGAGTTACAAGTCCAATATTGGGCACCCGAAGCACCTAATAAGTAATTCCCACCAATTCTAACCCTGATAAATATATCAGGGTAACTTAATTAGATTATAATGTCACAACTGTTTGGTTTTTCATTGGAACGTGCAAAGAAGGTCCCCAAGGGACCTTCTTTCGTGCAAAAAGACGATCTTGATGGATCGCAACCAGTATCGGGTGGGGGATACTATGGGTATTCTGTTGACTTTGATGGTGTCGTAAGAAACGAATATCAACTTATCTCTCGTTATAGAGATATGGTTTTACAACCAGAGTGCGATAGCGCAGTAGATGATATCGTCAATGAGACTATTTGCGGAAACTTTGATGATGTACCAGTAGAAGTTGAGTTATCAAATCTCAAAGTTTCTGATAAAATTAAAAAATTAATTAGAGAAGAGTTTCATGAGATCCTAAGACTTTTGGATTTTGATAATAGATCATATGAAATTTTTCGTCGTTGGTATGTAGATGGTAGACTATTTTACCACAAGGTTATTAATCCAGATAATCCTAGAGAGGGATTGATTGAGTTACGTTATATTGATCCTAGAAAAATTAGAAAAGTCACTGAGCATGAGCAAAAGAGACCAGAGCAATTAAGAGGTTTGGCTATCAATGAAGCTCTAACTACAAAATCTGTAGATTATTACCTATATGATCCAAAAGGATTGAAAAACTCTACAACTCAAGGATTAAAAATTGCTACAGATTCTATTTGCTACGTGCATTCTGGCATTCAGGATTTAAATGCAAATATGGTGTTGTCACATCTCCATAAAGCAATTAAAGCAGTAAATCAACTCCGCATGATCGAAGACTCTTTGGTCATTTACAGATTGTCTCGTGCTCCAGAGCGTAGAATTTTTTATATCGATGTTGGTAATTTACCCAAAAATAAAGCAGAGCAATATCTCCGCGAAGTGATGGGTCGTTATCGTAATAAACTTGTATACGATGCAAACACTGGAGAAATTAAAGACGATAAAAAGTTTATGTCAATGCTTGAAGATTTTTGGCTACCTCGCCGTGAAGGTGGTAGAGGGACTGAAATCACTACACTCCCAGGCGGACAAAATCTTGGAGAATTAGAAGATGTTAAGTATTTCCAAAAGAAACTTTATAAAGCACTTAACGTACCATCTTCAAGATTAGAAACGGAAACAACTTTTAATATTGGTCGCGCTGCAGAAATTACCAGAGATGAAGTTAAATTTCAAAAATTTATTGCGCGTTTAAGAAAACGTTTTTCTGAATTATTTGCAGATCTTCTAAGAACTCAATTAATTCTTAAAGGTATCATTTCCATGGAAGAATGGGAAGATATTAAAGAACATATTCAGTTTGATTATGTTGCTGATAATTATTTCTCAGAATTAAAAGAGACTGAGATTCGCACAGAAAGACTAAATCTAGTTAGTGCAATGGATCCTTATGTAGGTAAATACTTCTCCGCAGAATATATTCGTCGTCAGATTTTAAAACAGACTGATGTTGAAATAAAAGAGATTGATAAACAAATTGATAAAGAAATGAATGATGGTACGATTGTAGATCCAAATGCGGTAGATCCTGCAACTGGACAACCGATTGACCAATCTGCTGCTGCATTACCTGCAGCTTCAACTGCTGAAGAAACTCCAGAAATTGACCCAGCAGATGTAAAAAGAGCAGAATTCTAAATAAATAAATAACTAAGTAATTATATTATCATATTATGCCTTCTGATATTGCACAAGAAATTGTTAATCGTATTTTTGGTGATGATAAAGCAGGTGCTTTAGATGCCGCCAATGATGCATTTTCTTCATATACCTATGATTTAATTCAACAACAAAAGTTGGAATTTGCAAAGACCATGGGTTTTGATTTGGAAGATACCGCACAACAAGTTGCGGATGAGCTTGCCGACGAGTTACCAACTGGTGATGAATCCCCCGAGGATGTTGAAGTTGATGGTCGGATGCCATATGATCCCCCAGAAGAACTAGACACCACAGAAGAGGAAGAATCCGATGAAACTTATCAGTGAAGAGGTAACTTATGTTGAGTTTATCTCAGAAGAAGTAGAAGGGAAGAAAAAGTACTACATTGAAGGAGTTTTTCTTCAAGCGGAAATGAAAAACCGCAATAACAGAATGTATAAAATTAGCACTTTATCGAGAGAAGTTGCTAAATACGATAACGATTACATCCAAAAAGGTCGTGCTTTAGGAGAGTTGGGACATCCTGATGGTCCAACAATTAATCTAGATCGCGTATCCCACAAAATTATGAGTCTAAATCAAGAAGGCAATAACTTCATTGGTAAGGCAAAAATTCTCGATACTCCTATGGGTAATATCGCTAAGAATTTACTCGATGAGGGTATTAGATTGGGGGTTTCTTCCCGTGGAATGGGATCTCTAATTAAGCAAGAAGGTTGCAACGTTGTTGCTGATGACTTCATGCTTGCCACTGCTGCTGATATTGTAGCAGATCCTTCTGCTCCTGATGCATTTGTTGATGGAATTATGGAAGGAAAAGAGTGGGTGTGGGACAATGGCATCTTAAAAGAAGCTCATGTATCTCAAATTAAACGTGAGTTAGATGCCGCAACTCTTATCAATATTCAAGAGCGCAAAATTTCCGCGTTTCAAAAATTTTTGAAGAGTTTGTAATTTATAAATAAACATAGACAACAGTAAATGCTTAACGGAGAAGATCAAATGTCTGAATCCCTCGACAAGGAGCTTGAGTCACTAGAATCATACGAAATGGAATTAGATGAAGCTAATAACGTAGTGACCAAGAACGCCAAGCCTGGTGAAAAAATTGACACCTCTAAAGGTGGTGCTAACAAAGTTATCGATGTAACTACAGATTCTATGGAAGGTGCAAAGGGCACTAAGAATGCTGGTGCTTCTGCCGCTGGTGCAGTGAAGCATGAAGGTAGTAAGTCCCTTTCTACTAAACCTTCTGCAGCATCCGCTAGAATGGAGGACGTAGAAACCGATGAAGAAGAAGTCATTGCAGAAACCCAGTATGACTTTACTGAGGATGTTGACGCTCTTGTCGCTGGTGAAGAGCTCTCAGAAGAATTCAGAGAGCGTGCCGCAACGATCTTTGAAGCGGCAGTAACTTCGCGTGTTAATGCAGAAGTTAAGGATCTAACCGAAGCATTTGAATCTGCTTTTGCTGAAGAAGTAGAAGCAATCAAAACAGAATTGGCCGAAAAGGTTGATGACTATCTATCTTATGTTGCTACACAGTGGATGCAAGAAAATGCACTCCAAGTGGAGCATGGTATCAAAAATGAGATTGCAGAGTCATTCTTTGATGGTCTAAAAGGTCTCTTTATCGAGCACAACATGAGTGTGCCCGAAGAGAAATTCAACCTACTTGACGGTATGGTTGAAGAGCTTGATGAGATGGAAGCTAAACTCAACGAGCAAATCGACGCCAACGTCCAACTGAATAAGCAGTTGGGAGACTATATGAAAATGGAAATCGTGTATGAGTGTGCTGCAGGTCTTGCAGAGACTCAAAAAGAGAAGCTAGCTTCTCTGGCAGAGGGTGTTGAGTTTGAAACTGAAGCAGATTTTCGGAAGAAAATCGAAACTATTAAGGAATCATACTTCACTCGCAAGGCAGTTACTGAGGTAACAGATCCTACCGAGGACAGAAGTCAACCCCTTGTAGAACAAACTACATCTGGCACCATGTCGCGTTACGTGGATGCACTAAAGATGTGGTCTAAATGATTAATTCGTAAAACTACTTTTTAAACGGAGACACAACAAATGGCATTCGCATCCCTCCAAGAAAAGTGGGCACCCGTTCTTAACCACGATGCTCTCCCTGAAATCAAGGATAGCTATAAGAAAGGCGTTGTCGCACAACTTCTTGAGAACCAAGAAAGAGCAATCGCTGAGGAAGGTCGCATCCTCACTGAGACTCTACAGACCACAGGATATACTGGCGCTGCTGACGCAACTGGTCCTGTTGCAGGTTTCGACCCTGTACTAATCAGCCTAATTCGCCGCTCAATGCCTCAGCTCATCGCTTATGATGTTGCTGGTGTGCAGCCAATGACTGGTCCTACTGGACTTATCTTCGCAATGCGTACCAACTATGGTAGCGAGCGCAACCCAGCTGCTGCTGGTTACGATGAAGCATTCTTCAACGAGCCCAACGCAGGTTTCTCTGGCGGTGGCGGCACCACCTATGATCCTGGTGCTTCTAGCTCCGCTAACAACGATGCTGAGGGCAACAACCCTGCAGTACTCAATGATTCATCACCTGGCACCTATGAGCAGACCGCAGATGCAACTGGCATGACCACTGCAACTGTTGAAGGTCTTAACGACTCTACCGCTGGTAGTGAGTTCCGCGAAATGGGATTCAGCATCGAGAAGGTTACCGTAACCGCTCGCGCTCGCGCCCTCAAGGCAGAATACAGCATCGAGATGGCACAAGATCTCAAGGCAATTCATGGTCTAGATGCTGAGCAAGAGCTTGCTAATATCCTTAGCACTGAGATTCTTGCTGAGATCAACCGTGAAGTTGTCCGTACCATCTACGTTAACGCTGTTGCTGGTGCTCAAAACAACACTGCTAATGCAGGTATCTTCGACCTAGACGTTGACTCCAACGGTCGTTGGTCGGTTGAGAAGTTCAAGGGACTTCTATTCCAGATCGAGCGTGATGCTAACGCTATCGGGCAGCAAACCCGTCGTGGCAAGGGCAACGTTCTCATCTGCTCTGCTGACGTTGCTTCGGCACTCGGCATGGCTGGTGTGCTTGATTACACCCCTGGTCTTGCAGGCAACAATGGTCTTGCTGGTGTTGATGACACCTCCTCGACTCTAGTTGGTACCCTCAACGGTCGTATCAAGGTTTATGTTGATCCTTATTCGGCAAACGTTTCGGATAAGCACTACTATGTTATCGGTTACAAGGGCACCTCGCCTTATGACGCAGGTCTCTTCTACTGCCCATATGTGCCCCTCCAGCAGGTTCGTGCAATCAACCCTGACACCTTCCAGCCCAAGATTGGCTTCAAGACTCGTTACGGTATGGTTTCCAACCCATTCGCTCAGGGTCTCACCCAGGGAAGCGGCGCTCTCACCGCCAACAGCAACAAGTACTACAGAAGAGTACAAGTTAAGAACCTCATGTGATCTAAATAAATCGTGTGAAGGAAGTGCTGGGGGTCTTCGGACCCCCTCTTTTTTTGTCCTAAATATTAGGTGGAGAATCCAAAATCAAATGACAAGTTGGTACGATCAACAATTAACAAATAGAAATTTTCTATCACCAATAGGATTTTTATTTACGCTAGACAAAGCAAAGAAGGCTTCTTTTCTTTGCCAAAGAGCAGAAATCCCAACTATTACGTTAGGTGATATTTCTATTCCAACTAGAGGATTGGTGCCAATTCCAGTGGAGGGAAATATTTCATATGGTGAATTCAATATTGAATTTATTGTCGATGAAGATTTGACAAACTATATGGAGATTCACAATTGGATGCGAGCATTAGGCACTCCACAAGATATTGATGAGAGAGTTACATTTAAAGAATTAAATAGAACTGTACAAAATCAGGAATATAGATATTCTGATGGCACACTACAAATTTTAAATAATAATAACGTTGCTAATTTTGACGTTGTATTTAAAGGTCTTTGGCCAATATCATTATCAACATTGGCATTTGATG